CTCTTTTTAGTGAACTCCTTATGATTCTACTAATGTAAAGGTCCTAGCCATATCGTAGGCTTACTTTTAATAAGACCTCAGAATTTTACACACTTTATCTTAATTTGGTCTACAACCAAACACTGGTGGCGCCCACCTTGTGAAACACGCGAAAACCGGGAGGGGAAAGTACTAGTACCACTCCGGCTCAGAGCACCCGACCTGCCCCGACGCTGGGTATAGACGCTCAGTCTAAGCTTCATCGCCTGAACAGTCCTCACGCATTCTCCGGCTCACGGAGTGCAGTTTGCGACACTCGAAGTTCAAGTAGATCGTGCATCGCGCATCGCGCGTCAAGCACCCCGCGCGCGCGTCCACCGCGTGATTTGCCCCTCAGAATGTGAATGATGGCTTTAAACTCGCTACAGACCACAAGGGACACGTTGTAGAGTCATGACTCGTCGTAGGGTCGGTCGCACCGCCGCCGCCGCCGCCGAGGCTAGGTTAATCGCATTTCGATGCGCCATTCCCAAGCTGCGCTCACGTCGCACTCACACGAAACACGCCTACTACTAACCAACATAAGAATGGTCGCTACACGAAACACCCCTGAGGAAGTGCCTGAGGAAGCCGCACCGACTGCCGCGCCGGTTATCGAACCCGAAGATGCTCCTGCCATCGCGGACGCGGATGCCCCTGCCGAGCAAACGGCGATCCCACCTCTACCGCCTCTCATGGAGTCTACGCCGCAACCAATGGACTTCAGAATGACTGACTATATGGGTCCGACGGGTGGTATCGTGGCGCGAGCTAAGACTTTCTATGACCACGCAGTGTCGTCTTGGGGAGAGGCCATGGGCCGTGAAAACCTCATTCTACAGGTGACCCGTAGCGGCGGCGACATGGATCAATACGCTGCTGCACAGGACGCTCATTGGCCCCTGGTGATCACGTGCGCAAGGATGGCCGCGAACTCGATCCGACAAGCTCTGAATCTCGTGGCGTGGAACCGGGATCAACAAAATTCTGGTGTTCCGTCACGATATGAAGAACTTACGAAGACGTTTTCATCGCTCGAACGACAAATCAATGCGCGTCCGGAATTTTTTGTGAATTCGTTGGCAACCTCAGCAGACACGACCAGTGATGTAACGAACCGTGGGGATATGAGCAACCTGAGAAATTCAGCCGCAAGTCTTCTGAGTAACCTGGAGAATTTCAAAACGATGGCTCCCCACTTCGGGGGAAAAGAAGGAAGCGGAGGCGACGGCGACGACATTGACTTTCGCTCGTTCTTCGCTCGCGTGAAGTCATGCTTTGCGAACGCCAAAGACCGTGCTTTAGCTCTTCGAGCGAATACCACTTTGAGCGACGCGGACAGAATCGGGTTTGTCCGTCGTTTGATTGAACGGTCTTCTGTGACGAATGCGGTAATACGTGTGCAACGGGCGCGTCACGACGCATTAGAAGATTACTCCGTGTTCGTGAAATTTGTTTATGGCGAATTCTCCAGTGCGGAATCAGTTTTGCAAGCGATCGAAGAATTTCAGTTTTTTAAATGGACTCCAACATCGGCGAAGGGCCAACGCTTGTCGACAATCATCAAGGAAAAGATTACTAGCAGACAGGCGCTGTTGATGACCGTCGAGGAAATGGGCGAGACGTGCCCGGACGACATCACGGCGAAAGTCTATGAGGTAACAAGTTGGACAAAACTTTTGAATGTCGTCAAAGGTTCGATGTTTGCGACGGGTCTGACGAGCGCCGTCGATCCTTTCTTTATCGAATGGCAATCTGACCTCTCCGCAGACATAACCTCGTTGAAACGCTCGAATAAGTTGCAGCTCACCGGGCCTGACGGTCAACTGAGACAACTGGGAACATCCCTACATCTTGTTGCGACGGCGCACGCGATCGAGTCGAAAATATTCGAGCTCGGGGAATATGGAGACAAGTTACAAGTCGCCGCACAGAATGCCAAGCTGATCCATAACAAGGCTGATCGATCATGGTCGCAAACGACTTCGGCTATTCCATCCTCGAACTTGTTAGCAATTTCAAACCAAGAAGGAACCCAGAATGTGACCATGTGTGCAGTTGCACAAAGTGAACGGGCCCCGATGGTATGCTTCGTGTGCGGTAAAGAGGGACACGCTTACCGAGAGTGCAACGCGCCCGAGAATACGATCGACTTCGACTCCGCCATCACGCGCGCATCCGCCGGACCACGTGGTATGACCATCAACCTGGTGAAGGATTTCTGGTCTTCTTCCCCTAAGACAAAATCTGGGTTGGTCAAGACGATAACGGATTCCCGATCCGCCTTTTACAAGTCACAACGTAACGGTGGAGCCACATTCCAACGTGCACGAGAACGTCTCGCCGCGGTTACGATGCGCGACATCAACGAACTCGACGACGCTGACCTACTCGTAGAAGTCGAAGAACTGTGGGCTTTGGAATCCGTTGACTCGCCAAGTATTGACTCGCTTTTTTAATGAGCGCAGGTGATGAGGTAGCTCATACTAGGTCCCCTGCGCTAAATAAAACACGAGATGGTCGACGGCGAAATAAATCCTTCGCGAAAGTCCAAGGACACATAAATGGATCCCGTCCTTTTCAGATGCTCTTGGACTCAGGGGCCGCTGCGAACTTCATAGACTCATCGGTCGTGGACGCGCTCGGCTTACGACGTTTCCCGGTCGACGAAGTCATAGTCGCTATGGCTAATGGATCCACCGAGCGATCTTCACACATCGTAAAAATAAACATTGAGATACACGGTACCTCTGTGCCAAGCGATTTCAGAGTTATACGACTTCCCGACATTCAGGTCGTGCTCGGAGAAGATTTTCTCGTGGATGGACAAGTTGTTATGGATTACTCCACAGGAAATATTCAAATCCAAGGTAAAGTTATCACCACTACCGGATACCCTGACGAACAGCCGTCAATAGGTTATGATAGCATACGGATAATCTCTTTCTTCAGTATGAGAATTCCTCATGATTCAACCCATGATATCCGTTTACACTCGATTGAGTCGACCACAGACGATGTCCTGTCGTGGCACGTCCCAGGACTGGACAACTCTTCCAGACTTGATCCTATCGTCTCGACGTATCTCGACTCTTGCGACAACGCAACACAGCCGCCTGACCGTCATACGCACACCGATCTCTTGACAAGTGCGCACCTTTTTGACATGGTTTTCCTTGAAGCTGCGACAGACGCACAATTAGAGGAGCACCTTTTCTCCACCCAAGTGCAAGACATTGAGCTAGAAGGAATCCCCTCAGCACGCACCATGGCTGAATCGTTTATGAACACGTCCATGCCGTCGCCGAACCTGAGTGTCGAGGAGAATGCGCGGCTGTCAGACATCCTCACAGAGAACCATGAAGTTATCTCTCCCGTTCGGGCATCCATCAGCGAATATGTTAAGACATTACCAAGATGTAGACTTACCTTGGCGGAAGGAAAGAGTCCCGTCGCAGCGCGTTTCTACCGTATGGACGCCGGAAAGCTCACCTTTCTGAAATCTCTACTGGCCGAATACCAAGAGAAGGGACTAATCGAACCCTCGACAGCGCCTTATGCCTCACCAGCAATGCTCGTGGCAAAAAAGGTTAAAGGAGAATGGCGATTAGTCGTGGACTACAGAGACCTGAACTCAAAATTGGTGCCGAATAATTATCCCTTACCGAGTTGCGAACAAGCTTTAGACGCAATCGGTGCATCAGGTGCAAGAATCATGAGCCTTTTTGATCTGACCGATGGATATAATAACATGCTTATGGCAGACGAGGAGTCGAAAGATCTGACGACGTTTACCACTCCTCTGGGTGCATGGCGGTTTCTCGTTTTGGCCCAAGGATTGTGCGTCGCACCCTCGGCTTTCCAAAATTTCATGGATGGGATTTTTCGAGACTCGATTAACTCACACATGGTGGTCTATTTGGACGACATCCTGATCTATTCACGCTCACACAAGGAACATCTCGATCATCTCTCTCAGTTTTTCGACACCGCGAAGAAGTCTGGCCTACGCGTGAAAGCATCAAAATCACACCTATTCACAACCGAAGCGGATTTCCTCGGCCATAAGATCAAATTGTCAGATGGTGTATGTGAGATACGTGCTCAATCCAGCAAAACAGAAGCAATAAGCTCGTGGATAACACCACGATCCAACAAGCAATTGCAGCAGTTTCTCGGCCTCGCAAACTACTATAACAGACTGATACCGAATTACGCCGAAATCGCCGCGCCTCTCACATCTATAGCGGCGACTACATGGGGAGAAAATGATTACGAAAGGTTTTGGAAGAATGCAGAGAATGAAGCGTTTGAAAAATTGAAGAAAGCCCTCACTTCCGATAACGTTGTGATATCCCCACGGCTTGACGTACCATTCATCATCGAAGCCGACGCCTCACGGTATTGCGTAGGAGGAGCAATCATGCAACACATCGAGAATGCCGACCGAGTCGTGGCATATGTGAGTCACAAACTTCCGGAAACAGCACAACGATGGCCAACCCACGAACGCGAACTCTTCGCTCTGGTGTATATCGTGAAGAAGTATATGCATTTGTTTCGTGGACAAAAAGTTATCTATCGCGGTGACCATAAACCGCTTCTTGCTTTACGAACACAAACGCACTTGAGCGATAAGATGCACCGTTGGCTGTATCAAGTGCTGAACGAAGTACAATGGGAAATGGTGTGGACAAAAGGTGCAGATCTAGTGGTAGCGGACGCTCTGTCACGAAACGACGAATCGGACAACGTTAAGTCCCGTTTCGAACGCACCCCGGAATTGGAAGCGTTATACTCCATCCTGATGAATACGGATATCCCATTGGAAAATAGAGATCAGTTACTGGCGAAAGAATGTTCATCAGATGACGATTTCCTATCCTGTGAACTCGCAAAGACTAGAACAGCCAATACATATTCTCTTTGGACATATTTGAATGTCATTTCACGTTCCGTGCCGACTTGGGATTCCGCTAGTACCTCTATCGGTGTATATTCCCATCTCGACGTCACTCCCGAACTCAAAAATCTGATTCAAGATGCACTATTAGAGGACGATCTAGGCCGCCAAGTATTGTCCGGGGAACATCTGGATGGACTATACGCAACAAACGATCTGGTATACAAACGCCGAGCGGACGTGCCAGGAGCCCACCCGGTTCTCTACATACCAAGTCAAGCTCTACACGTTCATCATCTGCTCATATCTTTAGCTCATGAAGATATGCTAACAGCTCACGCTAACGCCAGAGCTACTTTGGATAAACTCATGCGTTTCTTTTTCTGGGATAATATGTCCGTACACGTGGAAAAGTTCGTACGCACATGCGACGTATGTGCTCGATGCGCCATAAACCGCAGAAAGAACATAATCCCTTTCAAATTTAGTACTCCGAATCATGCTTTCGAAGTTATCGCAATCGACGAGGTCCGCCTGACTCCTACTCACTCTGGAAATACAGGAGTATGGGTAATCGTCGATGCTCTCACAGGTCGCTGTGTCCTCGTTCCCACAACGTCATCGACGACCGCTGAACGGCTATGTTCGATCCTTTTTCAACACGTGGTTTCTAAATGGGGTTTTCCTACACGCATCATTTCAGATAAGGGCCCCCAATTTGACTCGGATGTGTATAAAAGATTACTGGAGACATTACACATAAAACGGAACATGAGTTCTGCCGAGACACCCACGACAGCCGGACTGGTCGAACGAAAGAACCAAGACGTCATACACGTACTGCGAAAATATGCGGCGACATACCCAGAAGAGTGGGATATGTTACTTCCAGCGGTAGAATTCGCGTTGAATGACTCCCCCCGAACTTCAACTGGTGGATATACCCCGTTTCAATTGTCAACAGGTCGAAGCCCTTCCATTCCTATTGGAGCACTTTTCCACGAGATATCCAAGCCGGGTTTGGGTGATAAGGATAATACTGCTCTCACATATCTGAATTCATACATGAAAGCCATAAAGCTCGCACGATCTACTCTACGACTCTACAACGATCAGAGTTATTTGAAACGGTTAGCACAATCCCCTGTGCCAAATTTCTACGCGCCGAACGAATTGGTATGGTACGATAATCGAGCAGGAGCAAAAACTCACGGAAAGAAACTTTCGAAGCTTGAACCAACCAAGCATGGACCATACCGCATCATCTCAAAGGGACATATGAATACATACTTTGTGGACCCCACGCCTCAACATGGATCCACATCACCTCCCTTGTCCTGTACGATGCCTGTGAATGGACGTCATCTTTCGTCATTCCATGAACGTGAAGAACCTGGTCTTGAGGACTCCAACGTTGAAACCCCTGATTTTGAGGACCCCAACGTTGAAACTCCTGACTCTCTGAACAATGATGTTAGTGATCACACAACTCCAGAGGATGATTCCACATTGGAGACTACTGACGTCACACCCAGAGTAACTACTCGGTCTGCTAATCGCCGGTTACGACAAGAAGCCCTGGAACGTCTCACCATGACACCGGATGAAGAAGAACATCACTTTCCACGAAAATCGGACTCAGGTACCATTAGAGGCATCAAATCTACTCTGCCCTTTGTATCTGTTGAGAGACACGTCGAAATCCTTGATCATCGTTTCACCACCGGCACAAATTCTGTTACATTTCCTGAATATCGTGTCAAATGGAACGAAGAAGGTGTCGTATCAGATGAATGGATAAATGGAAACGAGTTTATTAGATTCAACGCCTATGTTGCAGCGCGATTTGATAGTCTGACTAAATATTTGGATGGTACCTTTGGACATAATGACTCTTCACGTTCACCGATACCCGATAATCCGAGTGTTGAAGACCTTCTCTTACGACGTTTATACCGCGAAAACCCTGCACATGTTCAAAAGGGGAGGAAATGTAAAAGTGACCTGAAATCTAGAAGAGCTTTCGTAACAGAATGTCGACAATTCAAGGATGAACATGGACAACAACAAATTGAATATTCATGGATTAACAGACGAGGCGATCACGGACGTTTCATCAAATATTCGCCTGGCTGTTTCGAAAAAATGACACCAGATACCCTGAATGCACGCCTTACAACACCTGGCCTGGATAATCTTGTATTGAACTTACTATCTACCCGTAAGGAGAAATCAAGAAAGATCCGCATCCTAGTAGGATTCTCTGGAAAGAAAAGCGTGTCAAAAATGCTTACGTCGTTACAGTTACTAGACAAGGTAGAACTTATCACCTTCGACATAGAAGCCAAGTACGAACCTGATTATGTTTTGGATATACTTAAGTGGGAGACTTGGTCCAACACCGAATTTCCGTTCCCAGCACATTATTTTGATATTGTATGGCTCAGTCCTCCTTGTACGGAATATTCGTCTGCGCTGACAACCCGTGAAAGACATATTGATCTGGCAAATCAACTCGTCATGACTACTCGTCGATTTTTGGCTTATCTAGACCCTGCCGTGTGGTTCATGGAAAATCAAGCCTCTGGAAAATTCGCACTTCATCATCAACCTTGTATGAAGGATTGGAATGCTCTTCGAAATGAGGTTACATATTGTCGTTACGGTTACGCATATTGCAAACCTACTTCTATATGGTCTAACTTGGACTTATCTGTGTTGGATTTGAAAAGCTGTAAAACAAACCCTTGTTTACAACGACTCATTGAAGTACGACACTCTGCTACCGCCCAATCTGGACCGAGTCGAGATGGTACTCCCGGTACTCCGGTTGAACAATCCATGACTGTACCGCCACGATTGTTGCAAATTCTTTTTGAACACGCAGTTAGTTGTTTATATCTCGAACTCCCTGATCTTTCACCATTACGTAAATGGGTATCTGTCAATCAGATCGAATGCTATTCTGTGTGTCTGGTCGACCATCCTTTTGATTGGTCTCGGACGCCTTCTTAAAATAGGGAGGAGTGTTAATAGAATACGCTCTTTTTAGTGAACTCCTTATGATTCTACTAATGTAAAGGTCCTAGCCATATCGTAGGCTTACTTTTAATAAGACCTCAGAATTTTACACACTTTATCTTAATTTGGTCTACAACCAAA